TGCTCATTGCCCTGCCTCCTCTCTAGCTGCCTCGAGGACGTAGGTGATGCCGATGGCGGCCGACACGACGCCGAGCACGCCAACTGCGGCTGTCCATGCGTCCCACTCGAGGGTGCCGAGCAGGGCAAAGTCAATGGTTGAGAGAGCGAGGAGGACCTCCCCTTGGATGGTTTTTGCTTTGGTTGTCATGGTGTTGAGTTGGTTAGGAGAGGTGCGCCACGATCTCTTTTGGGGTCAGCTGTGGATTTTTGATCCCGTGCTCGTCGAGCCGGTCTTGAGCATCGCAGATCCACATGACCACGTTGTCCCGGATCCACTCGGCGATGCCGTGCGGGTCGATTTCTTCCTCGGCGCAGTGAGCGGTGTGGATGATGTCGTTTTTGTAGACAATCGCGATTTCATCATCGTCGTCGATGTCCGATCGCTGAAACGTGGCGCACCAACCCAGATCGCGATGGAGGGTGATGCCGGTCGTGTTAGTGTTAGCAGGGCCGTCCATCATGTCTGCAATCGCTTCGACGAGTTGGGCAAATCCTTTGGTTGTCATGGTGTGAGGTGGTTAGGGGTTGATGGGGTTGGATTAGGCCATCGCTTCGGTCTCGAAATACGCGAGGTCAAATACCTCCTGCGGAACGTCGCCGACGGTCACGTCGTTTCCGTCGTTGGACGAAAATGATGCTGCCCAGTTTTCACCTAGGACGATGATCCACCCGTCGCGGGTGACGTGGGTTTCAAATCCTGCGGCGGTGAGTTCGGCTGCGGCGGTTTGGATGGTGCGGGTGTTGGTTTGCATGGTGTGAGGTGGTGTGGGGTTGCGTTATGCAAACTTGACTCCGCCTTTTGTGAGGAGCATTGCCGCTGCGCCGTTTGCTGCCTCCTCGATCGTCATCCCCGGCTTTGGATTTTGATGCGACCACTTGCGGTTGATGCATTGGACAAGGTGCCCATCCACGATTGCGATGCCGATTTGACGGTCTCCGATGATTGCCTCGACGTGGAGGGTTGCTGGTTTGCCTAGGTTTGTTGGGTCGATGCTCATTTTGTTATCTGGTTGGTTGTTTCGTCTTGGGGTCTCCGCCCCTCAACTGCAACCATCAAACCACAGTTGTTTTTCTCTGTCCAACAGTTTTTTCTCTTTTTTTTATGCCCTGCAAACTCGTTGAGTTTGAGGCGGTTACCGATGCGGGAGGCCCCATCCTCCCGCACCGGAGCATACCAGACATCCCGGCAAACATACCGGATGAACACGGAAAATCGTCCCACACGAAACCAAGCCCGTCAACCGTCGCTTAAATCATTGCTCCTCTAGGCTTTGCGAGAATAGGACAATCTCCGAGAGGGAAGCGATGATGCGTTCCTTTTGGTCTACTGTAAGTTTCTCCACATCAACGCGTTGAACCCATCGGCGGAACGATTGCGCCACCCTCTCCACTGTCGGCATCTCCTTGAGGATTGGCTGGTTAGATTGTTTGAATCGGTACTTTGTCTTGTTCCATTGGGTCTCCGGAAGTGCCAGCCACGCTTGTATTTCCGTCTGGAGCTTGGAGAGATTGGCCGACGTCATCCCTAGGTCGGTCGCGGCCTCGGAGAGATTGTGCCAACCGATGAGCGGTTGCAGATCGGCGGCGAAGCACAGAGCGACGGCCTTTGCTTTAGCGTCCCCGGGACCGAGCATCCACGCTAGGATCCGGTGCAGGTGCGCGGCTGATGCGGCTGAGGATGTGCGCTCGATGTGGTTGGCCAACTCAGACTGGTGCCAGTCGGCCATCCTCTGCGCTGTCGCAACCGGAATCCCAAATTTCTCGGCGAGTTGTTCGGCGGGGGTGTCGAGGTCCTCAGGTCTCCAGTCGGCGGGTTGCATTGCACAACCCTGTACCACTCAAGCGGTCACAACGCACTCTCAAACAGGTCAGCCTCGGCATCTCGACGCTTTTGGAGACCCGTGGTGTTTGGCCAGAGTCGGCGCATGGAGCGGAGCAGCTGCGGGACGTCGTGCGTGCGGCCATCGCGGAGAGCGTTTTGGATCGCGAGCATCTCAGCCCGTCGGTCCCCAGCGAGTGAGGTGCCCCTGTTAAAGACGAGCGAAAGCAGTGCATCCCGAGCGGGGTCCGGTAGAGTTTCCGCTTGTGGGTAGATGCGGAGAAGCTGCAGGTAGAACCTCGGGACAGTGATGCGCTCGAACACGTCCAAAGCCTTTTCCCACGGCACCTCGATGTCGCGCACCATTGGCCTCGAGGATAGCCACAAACGAGCACTCTCGCCACGGATCCCGATTGCGCCCATCAGGAGTTCGAGGCTGGTATTCGCCAACGTCCCCCACGCCTCTCCCACTTGGCTCTCGGTGTTATATCCCAAGTCAAAACCGACGCCGATGGTGACGCCCGATTGCTCCCCCGGCCACGTTGGCCGAGAGAGGAACTTGCGGTAATACGGCTCCCCGCCACCGACTTCGTAGTCGAGCAGGAGTTTGCGGCCTTTGTCTGAAAGGGTCATTTTAAGTCTCGGTAGAGTTGGACGATTTTCAGCACCGTATAGACCAGTGCTGCCAATGCGGCACCGATGCTGACCAGCTGATGCACCTCAGTCAACCCGAGCATCAGCGCGGCGAGATTGACGCTTGGCACGACGAGCAGGTCGTGCGGGTTTGAGTGGTCGAAGTTCATCGGTTTTCGTAGGTTGATTGTGACGGACAAAAGTTTGGAAGTGCCAGACGGCAGCTAGGACGAAGGTGAGCCCGAGTCCGAAGTTGAGAATGATCTCCGAGATCGGAGGCGTGGAGAATGTGACGATGTTGAGCAGTGCTCCAACCGACACGAGCGAGAGCCCGAGCTTCATCAGCTTCGCGATCTTGGGCGACTCGTAGATCTTTGACTCGGGACGGCCAAAGACGAACAGGACGAACGCAATCCCGCCCAACGCGATCAGCGCGTTAGCGGCTCCGTTTGCGAGGGTGAGCAGGTTCGGGTTCATGGTGTTCGTCTGTGATGGAGTGCGGGATCAGTTTGCGGCTCGCGAACTCGACGGCTGCACCACGACAGGTGTCAGGTAGTTCGCAGCTGCGGCACCGGCCACGAGTGAGGAGATGGTGCTCCCGAGGTTGCGTGCAGCGTTCTTGCCCGTCGTCAAGACTGCCCCGAAAAGGCCAGCGCACAGGAACGCGATGTCGATGCCGTACTCCTTGAGATTCATTTCTTTTCCGGTGGCCTCCCGCCAATGTTCGCCGCTGACCCATAATAAAACGAGACGACCATCCCCCACGAGGTGGCCAGCGAACCGATGAGCATGGTGATCCCCGCGTTGTCCCAAAGGTCGAAGTGCCCCGTGAGCAAACCAGCGAGCACTCCAAAGAATCCGGCGGTGATGACGAGAGCCAGCACGGCAGGCACGCGGCTGTTGAGTTTGGCTTGCATCGCCCTCGCGCTGTCTCGGTCCTGTGTAGCCAGTCTCTCGAGGTCGATGTCGAGTTCCCGCATCCGCACCTTCAGTTGAGCGTCGGCCTCGCGCAGTGCCACGATCTGCGCGTCGGTGAGGGTATTTCCGTCGAGAGCATCCTGCACCTTGGCACTCGTTGGCTCGCTGATTCCAATGGCCTTCCCGACGGCCTCGACGGCCATCCCAGCGAGTGGGCCACCTAAGGCCCGTCCGATCGTCGGCAGTAATGATTTCCAGTCCACACCCTACTGTCCGCCATCAACTGAGCGGCGAGTAGTCGAGCCCGTAGCCGACCGTGAAAGGCCGGTTGTGATCCTCGTACCATCCCGCGCCGCTGAACACGTCTCGGAAGTCGGCAAACGCTCGCTCGAACTTCGGCCTCACCGCATCGAGCGAGAAGTTCGCCTGAGCAAATGCCACCATCTTCGAGCGGTCGATGCGGTAGCCGATCCGGATCGCTCGCAGAATGTCGCCCATCGTCGAGCAGCGGAACCCGTTGACGCCATCCACGATGTACTCGGTCATGGCTCCCATGTCTGAGCAGATCGGAACGCACCCAGAGAGCATCATCTCGACAGCGGTCCCGCCAAACGGCTCCCAATAGGTGGAGAGGAGAAACCCGAACTGAGCCTTGGCCATCAACTCTTTGCGCTCCTCAATGCCCGCGTAGCCAATGAACTCGACGTGTTCCGGCCATTCCTTGAGCCCGATGCCCTCGGGGCCTCCTTGGCCAGCAACCTTGAGCCTGATTCCCATCCGCTTGCACGCATCAATGGCGATGTCCAAGCCCTTGTTAGTGCCGAGGCGGCCAATGAACAGCGCGTAGTCCTCTCGCTTTTGCGTAGCGTCGAAGTTGCGAGTGTCGAAGTAGTTCGGCACGACCCTCCAATACCACTTCGGATTACAGTACGAAACGCCCTCAGTCCCGACGAATGCCGAGCGTAGAGGGTAGCTTTCGTAGCACCGAAAAGGCGCGAAGGCATGGCCACTGCCGATGCCCGGCTCAACGATGATCAAGTCCTTGTCAGCGTTGGCAATGTGGGTGGCCTCCTGCGTGCCTCCCCAGAATGCCAGCACGATGTCGCCTTTCTTCTTCCGTCGCTTGATTGCCTCTCCTGCGATGAGGTTAAACGCCCGATGTGCAAGGTCTTGTGAGGAGTGTTTGAACTGGTTTCTCCTCCAGTCATAGTCACCATAGGTCTCTTGCAGGATGTCACGAGAGGTGACGTTGACGTGCTCGTGAGCGGAAGTGATGGAGTCAGGATGTCCGTAGTGAATCGTGCGGTACTCGCTCGAGTCCTTGAACATCTCCAAGAACTTCAAGACTTTCTGCGTGAAGGCACAAGCGGAGTAGTCGGGATGCGTCACGGTATGAGGAACCCCTAGGCAGTGGAGAGTTGTCATGCTCTCCAGCCTAGGGGTTTAGCCTCAACGCACGCTAGCTTTAACCTCCAGCTGGACCTGTCGGGCCTGTCGGTCCAACCTCGCCCGTAGCACCAGTTTCGCCGGTGGCTCCAGTTTCTCCTGTCGGGCCTGTCTCGCCTGTTGGGCCGGTTGGCCCGGTCGCTCCAGTTGCCCCCGCTTCGCCAGCCCCTGATGGACCAGTTGGGCCCACTGGCCCCGTTGCCCCCATCGGCCCCTCAGGGCCAGCGACTCCAACGCCCGTTGGTCCGGTTGACCCCGTTTCGCCTGTTGGGCCGGTTGGCCCGCTCGCTCCAGTTGGCCCTGCTTCGCCAGCTCCAGTTGGTCCAACTGGCCCCGTTGCTCCAATTGGTCCAGTCGCTCCGTCCGGCCCCGTTGCCCCTTGCAATCCATAAATTGCGGTCCAGTATGGAGAACTTGGATTTGGGTAATACTCATTCAAGCCGGTATGCGCTCCGGTGCAGCGCCAGAGTGTGTTTTGGTACATGACAATTGCATTGATGTAGTAATACGGCCCCTCAATCCACGGCTGAATAGATGCATTTTCCCACGTTGTCGCACCTGCGGACGGTGGATGGTCAGTGTTGCTGCCAGTCGCTCCAATCAAAATGTAGAGGCGTCCGTACTCAGTTACGAAATCACCCGCGAAATATCTCGTGTTGCCCAAGGCGCGTGATGCCCTGTTAAGTAACTTCCACTTTGAGGGATTTTGATACGGCTGTTGGCTTTGAGAAGCGTCTGTTGCCACGTAATACTGGCCCAAGTCAGACACCAAATCTCCGATTTCATAGAAGTCGGAATTCTGCCAAGCAGAAATCCCACCTCCTCCGCCAGATCCAGCTGGACCCGTTGCACCCTGCACGCCTGTTGCACCCTTAGCACCAGTCACCTGCACCGCGACGACATCGATGACGACGTTGTTTGCGGGTGCTGTTGGGAAGACGATCTTCGAGTTTGACTGAGTCGTCCCCGTGATGGAGAAGCCACCGTTCGTTTCGTCAGGACGTTGGAAAACTCCTCCGACATAAACGAGGTATCCAGCTTCGTCATTCTGTGGACCATCCCATCCGCTGATCGGCCCGAACTCGGTCGTGCTTCCGTCGCCCGTGAACCTCGGCGAGAGGATGCCCCCACCGAGCACGACACCAGTCGGCCCGACGGCTCCTGTCGCTCCAACCTGACCCACCGCTCCGTCGAGCGAGATGGCCCATGATGCGTAGGTTCCAGTGCCCTCGAGCACTTGCACAACGTCAACCTCGAGTGCGCCGCTGTTGGACGTGTAGGCGTTGACGATGCCCGTCATCCGATGGTCGACGTCGTAAGCGAGGACGACGTTCTGCCCGACCGACAACGCGAGGCCAGTCCCGACCGTGAGGTTTTTGACTCCGGTCGTGAGCGCGAGTGAAGTGGTCGAGCTTGTCGTGTATCGGTCGCCAGCTGCGCCAGTTGCGCCCGTAGCACCGAGGCCAGTGGCTCCGGTCAGGCCCGTCGCCCCTGCGGGACCAGTCGCCCCAATCGGCCCGACCTCGCCCTGAATGCCCTGCGCCCCCGATGCGCCCGTGGGACCAGCAACACCAGTTGATCCTGTGAGGCCCGTGGCACCCGTGAGACCAGTCGCGCCCACGTCACCTTGCACGCCTTGCAGACCGCTCGGCCCCGTTGGTCCCTGCGATCCGGTGGGACCTGTCAAACCTTGTGCGCCAGTCGGACCCTGCACGCCCGTTGCACCCTGTGTTCCGCTCGGCCCTGTGGCACCCTGCTCGCCTTGCAATCCGGTAGCACCGACTCCCCCAGCAACCCCGCTTGATCCGGTGGCACCAGCGACGCCGCTTGCACCCGTAGCTCCTTGTGGCCCAGTTGGCCCGACAGCACCCACAGCACCCTCGAGGTTGACTGACCACGACTCAAATGTGCCAGAGCCCGTGTGGTTCGAGACATCGACAACCAATGCCCCGGTGCTCGAGTTGTAACTCGTCACGGTGCCGTGCATGTGGGCCGTTCCGCCCGTCTCAGCGATGACGACGGGTTGCGCGAGCGTGTACGACAGCCCTGTTGCAACCGTCAGCGTCTTGCTCCCGTTGCCAGTGAGAAGTGAGGTCGTCGATGTGGTCGCATACTTGTCGCTTTGTCCCGACGCGCCAGTTGCCCCTTGCGATCCGATTTCTCCTGTCGCGCCCTGCGTGCCGATTCCGGTTGCTCCCTGCTGGCCTTGCGCTCCGCTCGGCCCTGTAGCCCCGACATCGCCTTGCGGCCCAACTTGTCCCGTCGCCCCCTGAATCCCTGTTGCACCGGCCAATCCGCTTGGCCCCGCAACACCCTGCACGCCAGTGGGTCCAACCTCTCCAGTGGATCCTCGCTCACCTTGCGGCCCCGTCGCTCCGATTGCTCCAGCATTGCCTTGCTGGCCTTGTTGTCCAGTAGCCCCGACGGCACCTGTTGCGCCGATTGGTCCCGTTGCGCCAGCACTTCCTGCCACCCCTTGTGGTCCTTGTGCACCGCTTGGTCCGGCAACACCAGTTGCCCCTGTTTGCCCTTGCAGCGCGGTCTGTGCCGACGCTGCAATCATTGCAAGTTCGATTTTCGTTAGTTGTTGTGGC